TCTCTCACTACGGACGACGAGGACATTCAGCTTCTTGTACGCCTCCTCTCCGTTCGGGCGCAGGGCGCCGTTCGGGCCGGGGCCCTGCGACATGGCGTCATGTGCGCAAACGGTCGGCCAGGCGTCCGGCGATCCAGATTCGCTCGCGCTCGTGTCGCGCTCCAACGTCTGAAGCGGCCAGCACGTGCCAGAGAGCATCATACCCGATCGAGGCCAGGTCCCCGAGAACGAGTCCCAGTCCCCTTGAAACAAGCATGGGGGAGTTTTCCACGAAGACGAAGCGCGGTCCCACTTCGCGAAGTATTCTTGCGAACTCGCGCCACAGGCCGCTTCTTTCGCCGCGACTGATGCCCGCGCCCTTGCCTGCACTAGAAATGTCCTGGCACGGAAAACCCCCACAGACAGCCAGCTCGGCGCGGTGCTCGCGCATCCAGCGGAAGGCGTCCTCGCAGTCGGGGTTGCCCGCGCGGAAGGTGCGCACGTCGTCCCAGATGGCGAGTCCGGGGAGGCGGCGGGCGAGGACGCGGCGGGGGTAGGGCTCGATCTCGACGGCGATCCGGGGCTCGGTTCCGGCGAGCAGGTCGGCGAGGATTCCCCCGCCGGCGCCGGCGAAGAGGTGGACGGAGTAAACGGGACGATCCATGGCATGGCAGGGTCGGGTGGTCTGGTGGTCGGGATGGTCTTGATGGTCGGGATGGTCGGAGGGTCAGCGCGTGACGGTGGCGCCGAGGGGGATGCCTTCCGGCGTCTCGGGAAGCGCGATTTCGGCCGCGCGCCGCCAACGCGCCTTCGCGCCGGCCAGTCCGGCGCGGTGTCGGACAAAGGAGAGTCTTTCATTCCGATCCAGGATTCTGTCGATTTCGCACTTGACGGCCCCCCAGGCGGACTTGATTATCGCGCGTTCCTCCGGCGTGGGCTCCTTCCGCGTGAGGGAATAGCGCACGGCGGCGATGGAAAGGGCGTTCCGCTCGGCCTCGTTTCCGTAGTTCCAGTCGTCGCAGAAGGCTTGCCCGAGGGTGACGCACGAGGGCCGTGTTGTCTTTTGCTGCTTCATTCCGACCTCTCTTCTACGCGCGGACGGCGTGGCCGCTGATGAATGCGCGCACGCTCGCTTCGGTGTAGCCGAGGCGGCGGTTCGGCTTGTCGGCGGCGTAGACGGAATCGAGCAGCCCCCGCTTGCCGTAGCCGCAGAGGGTCTTGCGCGAGACGCCGAGGCGCGCGGCAACCTCCTTCGGGCGAAGGACGCGGCCCGGGTCGGGCGCGGCGTCGCCGGTGGCGGGGTTGGTGTTGAGCGCGAGAAGTGCAGCCTCCTGCTGCTCGGTGGTGATGGTGTTGTCTCCCTTGAAGAGGGCGACGAGAACTGCTTTTGTGGCGGCTGTCATTTTCGTCTTTTCTTTGTTCGGGTTTCTTGGTTCGGGGTGGCGGGGTCACGCCTTGCGGCCGCGGCGGACGGCCTCGGCGCTGTAGCGGATCTCGAAGTGGTCGGGGCCGAGGTCGAGGATCTCGGTGTCCTCGAAGGAGGCGCGCAGGTCGCGGAAGAAGGCGTGGCCGACGTTGTGCTCGGCCACTGTGTCGCGCGAGCCGGCGTGCAGCCGGCACACGAGCCGCAGCGGGCCCATCTGCGTGCGCTGGCGGGGGTCGATGGTGATTCTCATGGCGTGGCGGGGCGGGCGGCGGCGAGGATGTCGGCGCGGGAGGCGCCGAGGAGGAGAAGGTCGCGGGTGCGGATGCGGCGGCGGCCGCGGCGGCCGAGCTGGCGGTAGGGCACGGTGCCGTCTCGAAGGCGGCGGTCGAGCGTGGCGCGTGGGATCCCGAGGGCCCGCGCGGCGGCGGAGAGGCCCAGGGTCTGCGGGAGCGGCGCGTCCATCCCTACTCCTCCTCGGCGCCGAAGCCGGTCTGCTGGTGCGCCGCCTCCGGGCCGCGCGTGGCGGCGACGATGGCCTGGATGGCGGAGGAGACGCCGGAGGCGCGCGCGACGCTGCGCTCGGGGTGCGGGTTGCCCGGCGCCTCGGCGGCGGCGAGGATGCCCATCCGCACTTCGCAGAGGAGGCGCAGCACGGGGCCGAGGACGGGGTGGTTCTGGTCGAGGCCGCGGAGTCTCCGCAGGTCGGCCTTGTGCAGCTCGGCGCTCATGCTGAAGCAGAGGACGACGGGGGCGGGGCGCGGCGCGGGGCGGCGGCGGAGGAGGCTCAAGAGCTTCATGTGGCGGGGTCCTCGTGGGTTTCTTCGGGCGGGAGGGCGTCGGGGGCCGGGGCGGGCGCGGTGCCGGCGGGGCCGTAGACGCGCTCGCCGATGCGGGCGGGGAGCTCGGGGAGGAATTCCTCGGTGGAGCCGTCGGCGTAGGAGAGGCGGCCGCGGAGGTGGAGGCGGTTGAGGGCGCTCCGGACGCGCTCCTCGTCGCCGCAGCGGAACGGCTCGTCCACGGCGATGCCGTAGGAGTCGTCGCGGCGGCCGTTGTTCACGAAGAGCCGGAACTGGTCGTGCTGGAGTTTCATGGGTCGGGTGGTCGGGTGGTCGGGATGGTCGGGATGGTCTTGATGGTCGGGATGGTCTTGATGGTCGGGATGGTCACTCCGAGGGGGCGGGGGAGGCGGGAGGGGCGGGCGGGTTCGCCTTCTGCCTCGCGATTGCGAACCGCGGCTGGTCGAAGTCGAGAACGAGATCGACCGGGGCGGGGGAACGCACCTTGCCGATAAGGGAGATCCTCCAAAATCTTCCGATACGGCGGGCGGCCTTCATGAAGCAGATGTGGTCGGCGCTCACGGCGAGCGTGTCCGACCCTCCGAGCTTCCGGTCGGCCGCATAGCATTCCTCGAGAAGAGCGAGCGAGAGTCGAAGCGGACGGATTCCGGGCACGCAAACGAGGACGTCTCCGAACACCCCCTCTTCGTCCGGGGCGAACCCCTTCTCGTACTCCTTTCTCCCGAAAATCCCGAAATCCTCGTCGTAGACAAGCTCGGTCTGGCATTTAGGGCAGATGCACGTCATCACGTCAACCATTTCCCGGAATTTCCGGCGCGCCTCCTCCAATCTGGCGCGGGCGCGTTCCGTGGCGAGGTTCAGCAGGCGTCGAAGCTCGCCGTGGATCCATTCGGGGCCCGCGACGACGAGCCCGTTCTCGGCGGGAGGGGGAACGAAGTCCAGCATCTTCTCGTTGGAGCCCTTCTCCGCCTTGATCGATGGGTCGAAGACTTGGATGATGCGCCTCCCGTCCGTCGCGGCGAGGAGTCCGTCCCGCGCGTGAATGCGGCGCTTCCATTCCGGCGCGGCCTCGTCCGGGTCGAAGAATCTCCGCGCGATGCTTCTGACCGTCTCCAGGTCGGGCCCGCTTGCGGCGGCGGCGGCATTTGTCGTTTCCGTTTCCATTTTTCGTGCGTTCCGTGTGTTCCGTGGCTAGAAGGGGAGGTCTTCGACGCGCTCGGGGGCAGCGGGGGCCGGGGCGGGGGCCGCGGGGGCGGCGGGGGCGGAGGGGAGGGGCGCGGCGGGGATGGGGGTGGCGGTGGCGACGGCGGCGGCGGGGTCGCGCACGGCCCAGCCGCGCAGGGAGACGTAGTGCCGTCCGTCGTGTTCGCGGCCGCGCAGGGCGAAGGCGACCTCGACCGTCTGCGCGGCGGAGAGGCCGACGAGGTTGTGGATGCGGTCGCCCGCGAATTCGACGGGGACGCGCTGCGGGTACTGCGGGTCGTCGGTATCGACGAGCAGGGTCTGGAAGGTGTAGCCGGCGGGGGTGGTGCGCGGCTCGCTGATGGCGGCGACGCGGCCGCGGAGGGTGTAGGTCTGGCTCATTTCAGTTCGGTGGTTGAAGGGGTTGAAGGGGTTGAAGGCTGGACGGGAAGGTGGGACGGGGGCCGTTTCTGCGCGGCGGCGTAGGAGGCGTTGTCGAAGAGGGTCTTGAGGGTGCGGTTGAGGTTGTCGGCCACGCCGAGCGTGTCCGCGAGGCGGCGGCGCAGCTCGTCCTCCCCCGCGCGGCGGTTCCACGCGGCGACGGCCTCGGCCATGGTGTCCGCATCGGGCCCGGAGCTTCCGCACCGCTCGCAGTAGCCGGAGTACGGAGGCTTGGGATTTCCGTCCCGCGTCCATTCGTCGAACGCGGTTCGGATTTTCGGATCGCCCTTGTCCTCCGCCAGTCCGCAAAACGGGCACGGGATCATCTTCGGTAGTCTAGGCATGGTCGCCTCCTTTCTCTTCCGCCGTGGCGAAGAGCCATTGGAGGAAGCACTGTTCCGGCGGCTTCTTGTTGTCGGATTCCCACGCCGAATACGCCTCCGCCGCCGTCGCGAATCGGTCGCAGTTCCGGGCGGGCGCGGCGAGGGCGGCGCGGGCTTTCTTCTGACACTCCTCGATGTGATCCGCATACTCTGCAATTCGCTCTGCATCGGTGAGCCCGTCTTGCTCTGCGGCCTCGTCCGTAGCGTCGAGTTGAAGCACGTACTTCAGCGCCTCGCGCATCGCGGCGGCGTTGCCGAATCGGGCGGGGCCGAGCCTCTCGCACAGTTCGCACGACATCCCCGCCGAGGCCTTGACCGCGTCGCGATCCCGATCCGCCGCGCGCTCCACGCGGTCGGCGTATTCGCGCAGGAGCCGCTGCGCGAGGGGGTCGAAGGGCGCGAGCGCGAGGATGTCGGCGTATCGTCGCATCGCGGCGGCGACCTCTCCGACGGTTTCTTGTTTCTGTTCCGGTTGTTCCGGCATCTTGTGTTCCTCCTGGTGTTGTGGGTGTTTTTGGTGTTGCTGGGTTTTCAAGAAGGGCGCCCGTCTTTCCGGGCCGTCATCGGTCGGAGCGCTCGCGCGCTCCGGAATCCCTCTCCCCGAACGAGTCCTAGGCCTCGCGCTTGTCGCGAGCGGGGATTCTTCCGGGGTTGTAGAATTCGCCCTCCCCCGGCGGGAGGGTTTCGCTCGCGGCGATCCGGCGGCCCGTCGGCCGCGCGGCGCTCCGCGTGTGGGCGGCTACTTGCGCCCCGGCGTCTCTCCGCCGTGCCAGTCTCTTCGCTTTCCCTGGGCCCCGACTCCGGGCCGGCGCGCGCTGCGCCAAGGGGTTCCCCGCGCCCGGCCCGCCGGAAGGCGGGAGGCCGGCGCGACCTTCGCCGTCGCGGGGCGGGCGGGGGAGGAAGGTGCCGCGGATCGGGGCCACGTAGCGCGGCGGCGTGGTGAACGGGCTGGTACGGCCCTCCCCGGATCCGAACGGGCACCGGCACTCGCCGGGCCGAGCGGAGGCCGACGCGGCGCCCTCCGGGGTGCGCGTCCCGAAGACTGCGACATCCAGAAAGACGGCCCGGTGGGGCGAGGCGGCGGCGAGAGGTTCGTGCGTCATGGCGCTAGCGGATCGCGGCGGGGTCGAGGAGCGCGGAGGGGTCGTAGCGGCGGCGCGGGTAGCGCCCGGAGGCGCAGACGACGCAGACGGGGCGGCCGCCGAGCCGGACGAAGGGCCGGATGGGGACCGGGAGGCCGTCGGCGCCGACGTGGCGGGCGATGCCGCCGTGCGTGGCGGCGAGGCGGTGGCCGATGGAGAACTGGCGGCCGCAGCGGTCGCAGGTGTAGAGGGCGGCGTCGCAGACGTCGGGAGGGATGCGGGGCATGGCGGGGCTAGAGGGTGGCGGGGTTGCGGGGGTCGGGTCGCGGCGGGGTGGCCGGGCCGACGGGGCCCGCGGGGTCGAAGATCGCGTCGCTGGGGTCGGCGGCGGGGAGGCCGTGCTCGGCGCGGGTGCGGCGCAGGGCGGCGAGGGCGGGCATGAGGCCGGAGACCTGGAGCAGGTCGTTCCAGGGCTCGGCGCCGAGGCGCGCCGCGGCGGCGTTGAGCATCGGAAGGTCGGCCGTGAGGAAGACCTCGTAGGATCCCTTCGGATGCTTGCAGACGGAGTACAGCGCCTCGGGGACGGAGGCGGCGCGGGCGAAGTCGTAGCCCATCGCGACGGAGGCCGGGACGTCGGCCGCGACGGAGCGGTGCTTCAGGGCGGCGGCGTCCTTCGCGGCGGCGATGGCGGCGCGGTGCGCGGCGGCGTCCTCGCGGGTGAGGCGGGCGCACTGCTCGTAGATGCCGTAGCGGGCGAACTGGCGGACGGCGACGGCGCCCGTCCCGCCATCCTGGTTCTTGAGGACGTTGAGCACGCCGGGGCGGATGTCGAGCGCCTTCCAGTCCACGACGCCCTGCTCCTGCATCCAGCGCGCCATGACGGCGGGCTCGGGGTAGACGAAGGTGACGGTCTTGGCGTCCTGCTCGATCGAGCCGGAGTCGCGGAGGTCCGAGAGCTGGGGCGCGCGGTCCTCCTTCTCGACGGCGCGGGAGAGCTGGGAGAGCAGCAGCACGGGCGTTCCGGTGTCGTTGGCGAAGCCCTTGAGCGCCTTCATGGCGCGGGAGATCACCATGTTGTCATTCATGAACTTCTGCTGCTCGGTCGTGCCGACGAGCTGGATGTAGTCCACGGTCAGGAGGTCGAGGCCGTCCGCGGCCTTGATGGCGCGGGCCCGGGCGACGATCTCCTCGGCGGTCGTCTCGGTGAGGATGTGCTCGTGCCAGAGGCGCGAGGCCTCGGCCGCGGCGCGGACCTTCGCCTCGTCGCTCGCCGTCATGAAGCCGTTGCGCATCTTGGAGAGCGTTTCGCCGGAGAGGAGCGTGAGGGCGCGGAGGGCCAGCGCGCGGGGCGTCATGTCGAGGCAGGCGCGGGCCACGCGGCGCCCGGCCTTGAGGTGGGTGAGCGCGATGTAGTTCTCGAGCATCGTCTTGCCGAACGACGGGCGGGCGGCGATGATGTGGAGCCCGGGGTAGAGCCCCTGCGTGATCCAGTCGAGCCCGGGAATCCCCCACGAGAGCCCGAGCGACGTGGCCGGGCGGCCGGCCTGCACCTCCTCGTGGGCGTGGTGGAACTCCTCCACGGACTCCACGCGCAGCTGGTAGGGCGAGGGCGCCGTCCCGGCCGAACGCCAGCGCAGGAGCGCGGCCAGGCGCTCGGAGAGGCGCGAGGCCGTGGCGTCGGGCGCCTCCTCCGCCGCGTCGAGGGCGGACTGGGCGTCGGAGCAGGCGTCGTAGACCTCGCGGCGGAAGAACGCCTCCGCGAGGCGCGAGACGTAGTACTCCGCATGGGCGGGCAGCACCTCCTTCTCGGCCAGCTCCTCGACGAAGCGCGGCCCCCACGTCTTGCCGCCCTGCTGGAGATCGACCGCCATCGCGGCGTAGTCCACGGGGCGGCCCTGCGCCAGCGAATCGAGGACGCGGGCGCAGATCTCGCGGCACCGCGTCGCGTGGAACCACTCGGGCTTCACGCCGGCGCGGGCCATCAGCGCCGCGGCCTTCTCGTCGAGCAGGGCGCACGCCAGCACGCACTTCTCGACCTCGGGCAGGTCCTCCGCCTCCCGCAGCTCGTTCGCGCGGGCGGCGGCGTCCAGTTTTTTTGTGTCCGCCTCAGGCATCGGAGGCCTCCGCCTGTTGCCGCTTCGCCAGCTCGGCCTCGTAGTTCCTCATCTCTTCGGCGATCTCCTGCGGGTCCCGCGGACCGCGGTACTCGAAGGGGTCGGGCTGCGCGGGCGGCGCCGCCATATTTTTTTCCGGAATCGCGTCTGGCACAGAAAGCACGTCGGCCCATCGTCCGTCGCGGAGCCAGTTGTCGAGGCGCGGGACGAACCGCCCGCCGTCCTCCGCCCATTCGGCCGACCGGGACTGCGCCATGACGGCGTTGAGGATCGTCGCCGGAGCGACGCCATCCTCGACGAGAGCCCGGTGGAACTCTCGGCGCGCCGCATCCCGCGCCGTCTTCCGAGGGTAGGCTTCCCAGAGGTCGCTGAAGGCGTCCTCCTCGTCCTGCGGCGAGATCGAATTTTTCGGAGAGGGGGAGGGGGATAACTCTCCAAATCTATTATTCTGATTACCGCGCGCGCTTCTGTCTTCAATTTCCGGTGAATTTCCACCGGATTTCTCTTCAATTTCCGGTGAATTTCCACCGGATTTCTCTTCAATTTCCGGTGAATTTCCACCGGATTTCTCTTCAATTTCCGGTGAATTTTCCGGAAAAATTGACACATAAGCACCTGTCTTTTTAAGTTCTCCGCGGATGATTTCTTCGTTCGTCTCGTCAACGCCCTTCGGCAATGGCGCTTTGTCCTCAAGTCGAAACGAGAAGCGGACGAATGCCGCCGCAATGTCGTCAAATCGCTTCCAATTTCCCTTTTTCATGCACCCCACAAGAAGCGTTCTCGTCGCGTCTCCGAGCTTGAGTTGTGCGGCGTACAATTTCGGCCTTCCGGCCCTTCCCTTCTTACCGCCCATAGATCACCTCCGCCCGTCCCGATTCCGTGTAGCGGATCGCCACCTCGTCCCCGCAGCGCAGACGGGACGGCTCCCGCACCTGCGCCAGCACGCGCGAGGAGCGCGGCGCCTTCGCGCACGACCGAACCGCGACGCGGCCGGCCCCCGAGAGCGCGTAGACCACCGCGCCCTCCAGGTCGCGCGGGCGCAGCTCCGCCGACACCTCGACCACCGCCCTCGCGCGCTCGGGCGCGAGCCCGCACGCTTCGAGCACGGCGGGCGTCACCTTCCAGATCCCGGCGTCGCTGCGCTCCGTCCGTCCGGGGCACTTCTGCACGACGCGCTCGACCAGCAGGCCAGCCGCCTTCGCCGCCGCCCACGGATCCGCCCAAAGCTCTTCGAGCGGGACACCGCTCGGCCCGGATGGGCCTCGCAGCTGCGCTCCGCCGATCGGTCCGCTGTGGGCGTCTGTTCCTTCTGGATTCTCCGGCATCGTCCACACGAGGCCGGCCGGAAGCTCAGCCGAGTCGTGCGGCGCGACGCGCTGCGCGGGTGCGGCCGCGTCATTTTTGCGTTTTGCTGACATGGTGTTGGTATCCTGTTGATGGTGTTCCTAGAAGGCGACCTGGCGGATCGCGCCGTCCTCGTCGCGGTGGTAGCCGGTCGGCATCCCCGCATCCACCCACGCCACCAGGTCGGCGACGGCGTAGGACTTCATTCTCGTGCCGCGCGGCCGCCAGCGCAGACCGTAGCGGCCGGCGCTGGCCGTCCACAGCTTCGTCGCGCGCTGCACCGTGTCCACGCTCGTCCCGCAGAAGCGGGCGGCGTCCGCCTGCGGCAGGAAGCCCTGCGCGGGCGCGGCCATCCTTTTTTTACGATTCGGCATCTTCTGTTCCTCCTGGAAGACTCTTCTCGCCCGCGGAATCGCCCGCGGACGCCTCGTTCACAGACCCGAAATTTTCCGGGCCCAATCGATCTACTCGGAAAGGGCCCCCCTGTTCGCGCGGCACCCCCCCCGCCCCCGTCGCGGCCGACGACGACGGCGCCGCGGCCACCGCCGGAACGCCTGCCGCCGTATCCTCGCACGTATCCCGTCCCGCGATTGTCCGCTCTGGAAGCGGATTATCGGGGATCGCACCATGTGACTCGGGAACACAAGCGGGCGCGGCGACGGCCTCGACGACGACGGCCGGCCGGTCCTCCCGCGGGGGAATTTTCCCCCGCTCAAACCGATTTGCGGGACGGGCGCCGGCGGCGGCCGCCTGCTGCAGGAGGTCCGCGAGCGCGGCCGTGGCGCCGTCGGCGCGGATCACGCCGGCGATTGTGGACGGCGCGCCCTCGAGGCTGCGCTCGATGTTGTGCGCCTCGCGCATGACGGCGGCCAGGTCGCGCGCCGTGACGCTGTCGGGGTCGCGGCGCATCCGCTCGGCGAGGATGTCCGACGCCTGCATTACGAGCCCGCGCGCCCGGCGCGCCTGAATGCCTCTATACGACTCGGCCGAGAGGCTACGCGCCTCGCGCTCGCGGATCGCGGCGGCCGTGCGCTCGTGGACGTGAAACACCCTCGCCGCGGCATCGAGCGAAAAACCCTCCAGCAGCGCCCGCGCAATGAGCTCGTAGCGGTCGGGGTAGAGCGCCGCGAACCTCGCCGCCGAGAACTCGCCGCATGGATGCTTGGCCGTGCCCTCGCCCTGCGCTCGCTCGTCGGCGTCCAGGTCCGCGAGCGCCAGCCCGGGCAGGAGCGGCGCGCGGTCCAGGAGCGAGGGGCGGGGCGTGGCATCCATCTCGGCGAGTCCTCCGGCAAAAAAATCAACGGCGCGGCCCGCGTGGGTGCGGGTCGTAGCTCGGGCCCGTGGGGCAGCCCGCGCCGATCCAGGCGCGGAGGTCGCCGGGGCGAACGCGCACGACGCCGCCGCGGCGGACGAGATAGCGCAGCCCCACGCCCGACCGGCTCCAGCCCGTGAGCGCCTGCGAGACGGTGCGCCGCGAGCAGCGGGCACGGGCGGCGCACTCCGCGACGCCCAGCCACCGCGGGCGCGGCGGACGGGCGGCGGCCAGCTCTGGCGCCTCGCCGGCCATCAGGCGCGGCCCTCCGTTGCGGTGGGAACACCCGAGCCAAAAAGAGAGAGAGGCGCGCGCCGCGACGCCTTCCGGGCGCTACGGCGAGAGGTGGGAACACCCGACCCAAAAAAAGGAAGGGTTGCACGGGCGACACAACGCCGGACGAGCTCGGCGGGGTCCACGCCTGCAGAACGAGCGGCGGCGATGGCGGACGGGGGAACGGGGAGGGGTGCTAGCATGGTTTGCCTTTCTTCGTTTCGCCGCGGCCGTCGGCGCCCTCCGCCAACATCTCCGCGGCAACCTCCGGCCCGAACCGCTCGACCAGGCGCGCGACAACGTCGGAGAGCGGAATACCGAGCGCGTCGGCCGCCGATTTCAGCACGGCGGCTTGATTCTCCGGAACCCAGGCGGAAACCTGGCTCTTCCCTCTGGCGCGTTGGTTGGGCATGTCGGGGCGGGATTCTAGCAGGGTGTTCCCACCAGGTCAAGCGGAATTTTCGGAGGGCGTTCCGCGCGGCCTTGTGCGGCCTTTCGGAATGTGCTAGAATGCGCGCCATGAACGATGAAAACAGAAGGGCCGGGGCGCTCGGCGTTCTCGGGAAGGTCGCCGGCGGCGGGGCGCTCGTCGCGCTACAGGCGTTCGCGCTCGTGTGGGGCGTCGCGCGCCTCTTCGGCATTGTCGCCTTTCTCCGCTGGTGGTGGGGCGTCGGCTCCGTCGTCGCGTTCGCGCTGGCCGTGGTCCTGTGCGAGGTTCCGATCGTGTCCCACATCCTCGCCACGTTGGGCGGCGTCGTTGCGTACGGGCTTGCCTGGTATTGGTCCGCTCTCATCTTCGCGCCCGAAGGGGTCTTCGGCGTCGCCGTTCTAGCCGTGATGCTCGCCGCGTTTCCGTTCGTCCTCCTCCGCGAGCTTCTGCGCCCTTCGAGGGGCGAGGGGCGCGAGGGGCGCAGGGGCGCGACGGGGCGAGTTAGGGGGCGCTAATATGGGGCGCGCCCCGCGGGGCGGAAATGCACGATAGGCCCGTAAACATTGGACGAAATGCGATTTCTGGGCAGGGGCGCCGCGCCCCAAATGCGCCCCGCTTGACAAGTCTAGCCTAGTCTGATATACTCCGCCCCATCAAAGACGCACACCACCCCGAACGACATGAGCCCCACCGCCCGCCAGAACCGCACGAGAACGCGACAGCTTGGAATCCGCTTGACGGATGCCGAGATTGCCGAGGTTCGAGCGCAGGCGGAGCGGCGCGGCATGAGCATCACGCGGCTTGTTCTTGAGGCGGTGCGCTACGTTGCCCGCCTCCCCTTCAATGGAGGATTCCGCGCCCAGTAACCGAGCGCCGCAGCACCTCTTGCCAGCCTGCCGAAAGGCTAGACTAGGAAAGACACAAGAAACCCGAAACACCGCCCCGAAACAATCCACCCCGCCGAAACCTGCCGCAAGGCTAGACTAGGCAAAACACAAGGAACCCGAAACCATGAACGACAAAGAACGCAACGCGCGCACGGTGCGCGAACTGCAAGACGCGATGGACCACGCAAACACGCTCAAACGGTGCGCCGGCTGCGTCGCCGCTCTCGCCGTTGCCGCAAACGACCTCCGCTGCCGCGGAGAGCTGGACACCTACGCCGGCCGCAACATCTACGCCGCATTTGAAAGCGCGGCCGAACTGCTCCGCGGAATCACGCCCGACAACCGCGCGCGGACAAGCACCGGAATCCACGAGGCTTTCGGCCGCGCGCTTTCCATCGCCGACGGAAATCTCGAACGGGATAACCCCGCGCGCGTCGCGCTGTTCACCGCCGCCGCGCTGCGCCCGTCGCCGCGGCCCAGTAGCCCCGCCTGACGATGGAGGGCCGGCCACCCTCCGAAACGCGCCCCCGGGCGCGTCGCGGGAAGCCAACCACCGCCCAGCCGGCCAAAAGGGCCGGCCGGAACCACCAAGAGAAAGCACCACCCATGATCCTAAAGCACACCCACGCCGAAGAAGGCGGGAGCGTCACGCTCTGCTTCGACTGCGACCTAAAAACGGACCGCTTCGCGTTTGTCGTGAAGGATTGCCGCAAGGGATTTCCGCGCCGGGAAACCGAGTGGAACGACCTCGCGAACGCGCACAACCATTTCCGCCGTCTCGCCGCGGGGCTCTCGCTCCGCCCCGGCGCCACCGTCTAGCCGTCAGAAAGGACTCGCCCGAATGAACCCGAAGAACACCACCCCGCCACGCTGGGCGATTGTCGCCGCGGCGGCGCTCGCCGCGGGCGAGATCGTCGGCCAGCCGCTGCTGCCGCCCGGCTGGCCGCTCCTCGCCAACCTCTGCGCCCTGCTCGCGCTCGCCGCTGCAGCCTGGCGCCTCTGGCCGTTCCGCCTCGACGAGGACTAGCCGACCACCAAACCACAACCCAGGAGGAACCACACCATGCACACGCTCGCCACCTACCCCGCCACTGTCGCCGCACCGCGGCGCCTGCGCCGCGTCCTGCGGCGCCGCCCCACCGCGGCCGACCGTCTGCGCGCCGCGCTCGCCCGGGCGCTCGCCCGGGCCGCGGAGATCGTCGCGCCGTCGCCCACGCCCCGCCGGGCGACCGACCTCTGGAACGACTAGAGCCCCGAAAGGGCCGGCCCGCTCCGCCCACTTGACACCAACCCCAAAAACAACCAGAATACCACCCCGCCGCGAAACGCGGCAAAAACATCCAGGAGGAAACGAAAATGCAGAAATACGCAATCACCGTCACGAACGGAGATCGGATATTCTCCGACCGAGAATTCTCAGCGGCCAGCGAGGCCGAAGCACTCGCGGCGTTCCGCGACGAGACGCGGAGGGGAGGATCCGTCTACCTGTATCGCGTCGAGGACGACGGAAAGTCCACGCTCATCAAGGAGAGCGAGACGCCGGACGACGAAGACGGCCGACGGGCCGCCCTCGACTAGACGAACGCCCAGGAGGAAAACGAAAATGCAGGATGTCAACTCGATTCCCACGGCTGAAAAGAACGTTCGGCTCACCAAGGGCAATTCCACCATCTATGCCTCGCTCCGCCGCGGCGAGTTTCGCCGATACGGGAAGAACGGCTACAAATTGTGCGACGGAGAGTTCCAGCAACTCGGCGGAGCACCGGAAACGCGCCACGGAAGCTATGGCGAAATGGCGGTTCTCTTCCACGAATACATCGGGCGCAAGTGCGTGGACGGCTACGTCGTCGAAGTCCTCAAGTAGCCGCCCGAAAGGGCCGGCCGGAAGGCAGACAAAGGGACCGCCCCGGGAGCTCGCGCTTCCGGGGCGGTCGTGCGTCCAGGAGGATGGATGCACAGGTGCGTTTCAATTCACGCGCCACGGTGGGCGCGACGGGACGGGATACTATCCCAAATGGCCGGCCCGAGTCAAGGGAAAATGAGCCGCCCCGGCGTTTGGCATTGTGGCGCTACTACACGGGACGGCTGCGCGTCCGTTGACGCGCCAACGGTTTCCGCTCGGCGCCCAGCTGGTACCCCGTCGGACACGCGCGGGCGGGATTCTAGCGCAACGGGCCGGGCGAAGTCAAGGTGATTCCTAGCAGCGCTTCTTGTCCACCATGGCGGGCTCCTTTCTCTTTTGCATCCGATTGGACGGGGATTGCATCATTCAAAACCGGGCAAGCACTTGCGTTTCCGCGATTTTATACACCTTTTATGCTCCGTTTATGCACCTTTTATGCACCTTTTTGCTCCTAGCGCGCGCGGTCCTCGTCGGTGAGGCGGGGCGGGGCGATGTAGCCGGCGCGCTCCGCGATTTCGTCGGCGCGGATCGCGGGCAGGCCCTCGAAGGCGCGCTCGTCCGGCGTCATCGTGCGGAGCCGGTCGGCGCGCTCGGCCGCGCGGTCGATCATCCCGTCCGGATCGGTGACGTGGGAGTAGTACCACTCCTCCTCGTCGGGCGGGAGCTGCTTCCCAGCGGCAATCGCCTCCGAGTCCTTCTGCGCGCGCTTGCCGGCCGCCGCGTTAAGCTCGCGCATCTGGTTGGCCCGCTCGACGAGCCCGTAGCCGCTGCGCCGCAGGAAGGGCCGCCACAGGGCCGAGACGACCGGTATCTGGTCCGTCCGGGCGGCGCGCTCCATCTCGCGCGCGTCCTCGTCGCCGGCCATCCAGGCGCGCAGCATCGAGCCCGGGAGCATCCCGAGTCCGCGGGCGGTGAGCTGGTCCCAGTTCCAGAGCGCCCGGTCAAGGCCGGGCGTGCGCTCGCCGACGACCTGCCGCCCCGTGTTGGGGTCGCGGCCGCTGCGGTTGCCGAGGTAGAGCGTGGGGGCGGTGCCAACGGTGGGCAGCAGGTCGCCCGTGAACTGCTCCATGCCGGCGCCTGGGGCGAGGTTCTTTCCGCCACCGCCAAAGATCTTTTCCAGGGCAATGCCGGCGATGGGGACGATGGTTGGGTCAACCGGGATCTTGATGTGCGTGCTCTTCCCGAGGGGGTTCGGGAAGCAGATGCCGGTGAGGATGTCGGTGGAAGGGATCGCCTGCCAGCGGCGCGCCATGCCGCGCAGGGCCGCGGCGCGCTCCTTGTCGCCCCGCTTCTCGGCCTCCTCGGCCTCGCCGCGCAGGATTCCGACGGCCGCCAGCGGGATCGCCATCATCGTGGTGGCGAAGGCGATGCGGCTGGCGACCTGCGCGCTCTGGCCGGGCCCGCCGGTCCAGCCGGAGCGCAGCGCGCCGTAGAGCTGGTCGGTCCAGCCGTGGACGCGGGGCGTGAGGAAGGGCACGACGTGCCCGATGCCGGGCAGCTTCGCCAGGGCCGGGCGGTTGTTCATCGCCGGCGTGCCGATCATGTCGTGGACCCATTGCACCGCCTCCTCGCGCGTGAGGTCCGGGCGCCGGCGCATCGCCTCGGCGAGGGCGAAGCTCTTGGTGCGGATCTCGCCGCGGGATAGGAACGCCATCACCCGGCCGTGCTGCTCGGCCGCCCAGCGCGCGCCCGTGACGCGCGCCGCCTCGCGCAGGGCGGAGACAAGCCTGCTCTCGGTGCGGTCGAGCGCGCCGGAGATCTGGCGCTCGGAGTAGCCGAAGGTCTTTAGGGCGGCCCGCAAGTCCTCGTCGGAAACCTCCGAACGCCCGAGCTCGCGGTAGCGCGCGGCCAGCTCGCCCACGCCGCCCTTCTCGCCGCCGCCGGCGTAGGCGCTCTGGTTCGGAGCGGCGTTGTTGAGGGCGCCCCAGGCCAGGGCGCGCGCCGCGTCCGCGTTCCACTTGCCGTGGATGATGTCGGCCGCGCTCGTGTCGCGGAAGCTGCGCATCATCGCGCCGTAATCGCCGAGCCAGTTCGCGGCGCCGTCCAGGAGCGCCCGCGCGTGCCCGAGGCCGGACGTGTCGCGCGGCAGCTGGCGCAGCGCGATCGAAAAGGCGTCCTTGAGGGTGTTGGCGACGCCGAAGGCGGGATTGAGGGTCGTCTTGAGGGCGTTGATGCCACGGGCGCTTTTGTTCGCGAGGCCGCGCCAGCCCTCCAGGGAGGACACCTGGTGCGGCTTGGGCGCGAGGGCGTCCGCGATGAAGTCGCGGACCCACCAGCCCTCGGGCTTTCCGTTCCGCAGGAACGCAACGACGCGCCAGCCGGTTTTCTCGCGCTGCGGGACCGACGCGCGGCCGGTCGCCTTGTCGAAGACGGGCTCGACGCGCTCGCCGATCCATTCGGACTTGTTGTTCCGGAGCCAGTCCACGGCGCGCAGGCGGTATTCCTGGCGCAGGAGCTGGTCCTGCATCGTGAGGTCCTGCAGCAGCGTGTTGGCGAGCACGTCGCCCACCGGCTTCTCCGAGCCCGTGCGCTGCGAGAAGATGCCGTCCCAGACGCTCATCTCGCCCGTCGAGACGGCGCGCGACACGTCCGGCACGACGGCCGGTCGGAACGCCACGTACCACTCGTTTCCGAGGAGTGCCGCCTTCTGCTCCGCCGAAAGGCATGGGCTGTTGCGGATGACGTCCATCGGCGAGCCCTCGCCGCCGAGCTCGTCGCCGCCGTTGCGGACCTTCGCCCAGAACTCGCGTCGCGCGGCCTCGCACTTCTCCGCGATCTCCGGATGCGTGCGCCGCAGCTCATTGAGCCACGCCGCGCTGGAGGTCTGCGCGTTGCCCTGCGCCCGCGAAACGTCGCCGGGCGTGAGGCCGTTCGTGTTCGGGAGGTTCATGCGGCCGCGCGTGGCGTCCGGGCCCAGCAGCTCGTTCGCCACGCGGCTGTGGTAGAGATAGTTGAGGAACGTCTCGTGCGGGACGCCCTGCAGCAGCGGCGCAACGTGCGTCCGGAAGCGGTAGTCCCAGAGCACCATCCGGTTGTTCGCGTTGTCCTTCTGCTGCATCGCGCGCCAGAGCGGCAGGTTGTGCGCGTCGAACGCGCCCTGCGCCGAGCGCATCAGCTCGCCCTTCAGGATGTCGTCCGGGCCCGTGAAGGCGATCTTCGCCTTCGCCCAGGCGTTGTCCACGAACTTTCCTCCCATTCCGGCTCCGCGCCCTTCCGGGATATCCCCGCGGGACAGCGCCTCGTCCGTGAGTCGGCCGGCCAGGTCCTCCGCCCGGCGCGCCGCGCCGGACTCCTGGTCGAGCGCCGCGAAGAACGCGGGGTTCGTCACGTCGCCCGCGGCCTTCGCCGCGCGCGCCTCGGCCTGCGTCACGCCGTCGCGGAACTCCCGCAGCGCGCGCGCCGCCTCCGGGCGGGCGGCCATCCAGCCGTCGAGGATCGCCGCGAACGCCGGTGCCCGGCGCGCGACCTCGGCGGGGTAGTTCACCCAGGCGGAGAACGCCTCCGCGTAGAGCTCCGAAGGCGACGAGCGGACGTACTCCGGCGCGCCGTCGCTCTGGCGATACCACGCCACGAGCGATTCCATCTCGCGCCGCAGGTCCGGCAGGGCCGCCATGTCGCGCTCCTCCACGAGACGCCTACGCGCCTCGCCCTCCGAAACCTTCCACTCCTTCGCCTTCGCCTTGACCTCGGCGCGCGTGAGCCCCGGGAAGCCGGCCGCGTCCGCCGCGGCCTTCGTCGGGTAGATCTGGCGCTGGCCCCACCTCTTCAGGGCCGCGATGTGCCCGAGCACGTTCCCGCGCTTCAGGGTTCCCTCGTCGAGGAAGTCCACCCAGTGCCCGATCTCGTGCGCCAGCACCGCCATCGCCGGCTTCGGACCGGCGAAGGCGCTCTCCTGGATCGCGGAGCGGAGCTTCTTCGAGAAGAGCGCCTGCGCCTGCTCCGGCGAGAAGCCCTTCGCCGCGGCCTCCGTCTGCGCCTCCGAGCGGATCGCCTCGATGCGCGCGTCCGGGACGAGCCGAAGCAGCCCCGAGCGCTCCTGGATGCGGCCGCTCGCCGGGTCGCCCTCGTCGAACCGGAAGACGCCCTCCGCCCACGGCAGGCGCGAAATGCGCCGCACGAACTCCGGCGCCCGTCCTTCTCCCAGGTTCCTGGCGAGCGTGAAGAGGTCGCCGAACGACGCCCGCGCCGCGGGCGGCTCCTCGTGCGGCCAGTTGCCGCCCTCCGTGTTCCAGGGCGATCCGCGGTAGGTCCCAGCCGCCTGGCGTGCGAGGGCGGCCGTCTCGAAGGCGTCCTCCGCCTCCGCGCGCCGGGCCAGATCCTCCAGCGTGGCCGCATCCCGCTCGCCGGCGTCCAGCAGCACCTGCAGCTCCGAGCGAATGCCCCGCTTCGGCGCCGCATCCACGAGCCGTGGCGTCTCCGCCGCGATGTCCGCGCGGACGGAACCGGCTTTCGCCACGGCCGCCTCCATCTTCTTGCGGGCGTTGTCCTCCTTGCGGGCGGCGGACTGGACCTTCTTCGTCGCGGCCACGACCGCCTGGAAGTCTCCCGCCGTGCGCGCGGCGGCGAGCGCCGCCACGGCCTCCTGCCTCGCGGCCTCGGCCCGGTCGTGCGCGACCTCCTCGGGAAGGCGCTCGGCTTGTGGCGGAGTCTCCACCCCGCCACGGGGCTCCGCGCCCTTCTCCCACGGCCGCGCGTCCTGCTCGACCATCATCTGCGCGACTTTCTCGGTGCCGTGGCTGCGGATCTGTTCGTCCGCCCGCTCGACGGCCTCCTTCATTGTCTTCCCGCCGTCAAGCAAAAGTCCGTTGTTCGGCGAGCGAACATTCCATGTCTGCGACCGCGTGGTGCGGCCCTTGAACTTCGTGAGAATCGCCTTGATTCCGCCTTCGAGTTCGACTTCTCTCTCGCCCGCTTTGTCTCGCGCGTCCCACTCGTCGAAGAGCTCTCGGCGGTGCAGCTCGTTGTCGATCGTGCGATACACTTCTCCGGCGTCGAATTCCTCTCCGAATCCGTTGTGCGGCCTCTTTCCGGCCTCCTTCCGGAGCGCTTCCAGTTCCTTTGTCGGAAGAAGCTGGATTTCGTTCCTCTCTTCCGTCCACACCTTTTCCGAATTCTCGAAGGACCGCAGGCCGGTTTTCTCGTCCCTGCCTTTTGTCGCATCCTTCGCCTCGGCGTCGGCGCGCGCCCGAATCAGACGGTCAATCATCTGCGAGCGCCTTTCCGCAACGCTTTGCGGCCTTTGCGTTCCTGTCTCCAGCGGCGCCGGCTCTGCGGGGGCCGGCTCGCCCGCGCGTCCCTGCGTCCCTGCGTCCCCGCGTCCCTGCTGCTGCGCCTCCGGCGCCACCTGCGGCGGCACCTCCTCGGGCGCCACCTGCGGCGCCTCGCGCGTCGCCAGCTCCTCCTCGGCCAGTCGCGCCGCGTCGGCCTCGCGGCGCTCCAGGTCGCGCGCGCCGCGCTCCAGGAACTCCCGCCCGAGCTCCCCGGCGTAGTCGCTCGCGGGGTTCTCCGCCGCCCAGCGCCGCCGCGCGTAGGCGTCCCATGCGCCCTCGGGCCGCGCCGCCGCCTCCAGGTTCTCGCCCGCCTCCGCCAGGTCGGGCGGCACGATCCGTTCGGCCATGCGGCCGATGCTCCCCGCCGGGTCGATGCGCGCCAGTGCGCCCGCGGCCTCCGCCGCCTCGCCGAGCCGCGCGCCAACGTAGCGCTCCTCCGCGCCGCGCGCCACGCGCTCCGCAGTCCCCGCCGGGTCGAGCCCGGCCAGCTCCGCCGCGCGAAGCCGCGCCCCGCGCCGCGCCGCGGCCTCGACGACGGGCGCCGCCGCCCGCGGCGTCCCCATGAGCGTCCCGATGGCGCCGCCCTCCGCCGCGGCCCTGCCCGCCCGCTCCAGGTCCACGGGCTCCGCCGCCGCAAGGTCGGCCGCCGCGCTGGCCGCGCCCATCTTGAGCGCGTCCGGCGCCATGCGCGCCCCGAGCGCGCTCACCGCGCGCGAAGCCGCGGAGGATCCCGCGCGCGAAAGGATCGCCTCCGAGATCGGCGCCGTCGCCCGCGCGCCCGGCGCCCCGTAGACCGCCGCGCTCGCCGCCGCGCCGAATCCGGCCAGCGCCAGCCGCCCCTCCGGAGAGAGGTCCGCGCGGCCCTCCGTCCGGGCGAGGCTCTGCGCCGCGCCCTCCGCCGCCATCGTGAACGGCGCGGCCGGTCCGAGCGCCGCGTACTTGCCCAGCGTCGCGCCCGTTTCCGCGACCGGGACGACGACCTCGCCCGCCGTCGTCGTCGGCGCCTCCTTGACGTCCTCGACCATCCCCGCCACGCCGTGGCCGGCCTCCACGAGCGCGTCGTTGAGCGCCGTGTTCGCCCGCCGCACGCCGCCCACCAGGTTGCTCCAGCGGCGCCCCAGCCACGAGCGGTCGTCCTGTCGCATCTCCGCGCGGGGCGCCTCCCACGACTCCGTGACGGGGTTCCAGCGTTCGCCCCGCTCCTGGCGCTGGCGCGCCACGAGCCCCTGCTCCGTCGAGCGGTCCACGCCGCCCGCCGCGCTCGCGATGCCGCCCAGCAGCTCCACGGGCGCCGCGGCGACGCTCGCCGCGGCCGCGTTCACCCGGCTCGCCGCCACGTCGAGGAGGTCCCGCGCCACGCTCTTCCTGGGCGCGGCCGGGCCGTCCTGCCGCTCTTGCGCCTTCGCGCGCGCCTCCTCCAGGAAGCCGCCGAGCGCCGACTTCGCGACGGCGCGCGGCCTGCCGTCCACGTCGAAGAGGTAGACCGGCTGCGCCGAGGGGTTCGACCGGCGGTACTCCTCCGCGTTCTCCTGCGCCACGATCCGGGGCGTGCCCGAGCCGTCGTCGAAGAGCGAAAGCCGGTAGGCGTCCGGGTGGTCCCGCTCGAACTGCTCGACCGCGCCGTGCGCGACCGCCGTCTGGCGCCCTCCCACGTCGTAGAGGAACGCCTGCTGCTCGTCCATCGACATCGCCGCGCCCTCCTATCGGACGATCCCGCCGAACGCCGCCCAGCCGTCCGCCGCGTCGTTCGTCGGCGCCTGCCCGGTCGGCCCCTCGTAGTCCGGCGCGCTCCTGCGCGCCTCGCGCAGCGCCGCGAGCCGCGCCTTCGCCTCTGCGATGCGCTCGTCGTAGCCCTCGCGCTGCGCCGTCGTGCGCCCGTAGCGCAGCTTGTCGCTCTCCAGGTTGCGGACCTCCTGCTCCGCGATGACGAGCGCCGCGTCCGGGTCCTCGAAGAGGACTTCCACGCCGGAGCCGTCCTCGCGCGGTCGGACAAGGCGCTCCGTCCCGTCCGCGCCCTTCATCTTGAAGATCTGCGGCTTGGACGCCGCGGCCGTGGCGTTGGGGCGGCCGGCCTGGTCGCCGGTCTGGCGGTTGCCCATCACGCCGCCGCCGAGCGCGACCCACGGATTCTCCGCGGCGAGCAGGCGCGCGCCCTCGGCGCGCACGCGCTCCGCGGAAACGCGGGCGTCCGCCGTCGCCTTCGCCGCCTCGACCGCCGCCGCTGCCGCGTCGGCCGCCGCCGCGTAGCGGTTGTCCGCGATGTACTTCTGCGCGTCGGCCTGGATCCCGGCGCGGGCGAGGGCGCCGTCCTGCGAGAGCTTCGCGATGCGCTCCTCCGACTGCGTGCGGATCCGCGCCACCTCCTGGTCGGAGAGCCCCGCCGCCTTCGCCGCCTCCACGCGCGCCGTCGAGGCGTCCGCCGCCGCGCGGTAGGAGTTGTCGCTGGCGTACTTCTGCGCGTCGGCCCGGATGCCGGCCTCCTCCACTCGGCCGGCGGCGCGCGCCTGCTCGGCGGAGAGCCGCCCCTCGTTCTCCAGCCGCTGCACCTCCGCGCGCCACTTGCCCTGCTCCGCGGCGGCGGCCGTTCGGCCCTGCGCCGTCGCCGTGGCGGCGTCCACGCGGCCCTGCGCCGTCGCCGTGGCGGCGCCCACGCGGCCCTGCGCCGTCGCCGTGGCGGCGTCCGTGCGGCCCTGCGACTGCGCCTTCGCGACGTCGAGGTTGCCCGCGTTCTGGAGCTTCTGGATGCGCTCGCGCGCGGCGATCTCCTCCGCCTGCCTCCGGTCGAGCCCCTGGTTCTCCAGCTCCTTCACGCGGATCTGCGTCTCCTGCTCGATCCGCGCGACCTCCGTGCGCCACGAATTGTCCGCGGCGGCCCCGGTCGTTCCGGGCGGCGGCGACTGGTAGTCCCACCCGCCGTCGGCGTTCGGGATCGCCCCGGCGCCGCCGCCGAAGGAGACCGGCACGCCCGCGGCGATGCGGGCGCGCTCCGTCTGCGCCGCCAGCTCCGCGTCGGCCATGCGCGCGGCCTCGGCCTCGCGCCGCCGCGTCGCCGCCTCCTCCGCCTCCGCGCTCCGCATCGCCCCGAGCCCCAGCCGCTCGTGGTACGCGAGCGAATTGTCGCCGGCCCGCTCGCCCAGGTACTCCTGCCGCCGGCCGAAGATGCGCGCCTGCTGCTCCGCCGCGGCCTCGCGGGCGAATTCGTACGGGTCGGTCCCTCGCGCCGCCTCCATCGCGAGCGTCGGGACCTTGAGCCGGCCGCGGGCGATGGCGTCCTCGGCCGCCGCCGTGCCGTAGCTCTGCTCGTAGTAGGAGTTGTTCCGGTTCCGGGCGTGTCCTTCCAGCTGCAGGTCCTCCCACCTTTTCGCCGCCTCCTCGGGCGAGACGCCGGCGCGGCCGCTCGAAAGCAGCGCGCCCGCGAGGCCGCCGGGCGCCGGGGCGGTGCGCGTCCCGTAGCGGTAGAGCCCTTCGACGGAGCCGTTCGTGTAGCCGTAGGCTCCGCCCGTGCCCTCGACGAGGCGCGAGCCCGCGGCGCCGCGGCGCACGGGCCCGAAGGAGTTCGGCGCGTCGGGGATGCGGCGGTCCACGCCGCTGGCCTCCTCCAGCTCCGCCGCCGTCCGCGGCTCGCTGCCGCTCATCTCGCCGTAGGCGATGGCGCCGAGGGCGCGGCGGGCGGGCGCGTCGGGGTCGAAGCGCGGGTAGGGGTCGGAGCGCGCGGGGTTGGGAACGCCGGTCGTGGCGGGGTTCTCGGGCGAGGCCGCGGCCTCGCGGCGGCGGCGCGCCCAGGGGGAGTAGAACTGATCGTAGTCGAAGGGCATGGGAGGTCTCCTTGTGGTTGAAGGGGTTGAAGGGGTTGAAAAGGTTGAAGGGGCGGCTAGTCGAAGGAGAGGTATTGGCAGGGCAGGAGGCGGCAGAGCGCGGCGAACATCGCGATGGCGGCGAGGACCACGCTCGCCCACGCGAGGGCGAGGGCGACGGTCTCCGCGGCGCGGGCGAGGCTCTGGCGGGTCCGGGGCGTCATGTCGGCGTAATCACGTATCTCGCGTTCTTTTCGACGGTTCCGCAGAGCGTGTAGCGGACGTTCAGGTTGGGCAGGTATCGATAGTCGAACACCATGTTTCGCAGGAAGATCGCGTTGTTGTTCGCGGTGGCGATTCTCGCGGAGTTTTCCTTGCCGCTTTGTCCCGGATCGAGGGTGTTTCCTGGGTCGTTCAGCCCCGAAACGCGCAGACCCCCGGAGTATGCGGCAGGGATGACGAACAGATGGCTGCGGCTGAATGTCGCGGTGTCCGCGATGGACGTTCCGTCGTAGAGCTCGAACGTCGTCGTGTCCGTTCCGGTTCCAAGATATCCGCCGACGGCGAACGATTCGCTCGTCGGATTCGTCAGAATGTGGACGCCGTCGATGTAGATTCGTCCCGAGACATTGAGGATCGGCTTTCCCGGCTCCGAGTATCCGGGAAAGATCATGCCGCACGCGATGCCATCCAGAGTCCCCGCGAAGCAGCATTCGATCTTGTACTTCCCGCCGAGATATTTCGTTTCGGTGTCGCCGCTCGTCCGAAGCCCGTACAGCCTCTGCGCCGATTCGCCGTAGGGGACGAACCGGATGCCGCCGATGTTGTCGAAGTTCAGGATCATGACGCCGAGATCGTGATGTAGGAGTTGTTCTGCCCGAGCTTGAGGCTCGTTCCGTAGTTGGTCTGCGCGGTGCCGCCCTGCAGCCAGAAGAAGCCGTCGAGCCTGAGGTACTTGTAGGGCTTGTCGTGGTCGGGGTCGTCGGGGTCGTAGTCCGGGTCCGGGACGGGCACGTAGATCGGGTCGGGGTCCGTGGGGTCGTAGTCCTCGGGCTGCTTGGGGTCGTAGTCGCCCGGCGCGTCCTCCGCCTCGGCCTCCGCCGTCGCGGCCGAGACGTCCACCTCGCCGCCGATGCACGCCCAGACGACCTCCCGCGCGTTGCCCGTGTCGGCGCGGCGCAGCGGGACCATCCACTTGGTCTGGAAGTCCGCGTTGCCGTCCGGGTCCAGGAGCCGCAGCTTCGTCCCGCCGCCCGTGCCCGTGGTCTTCGCGGCGGCGAGCTGCACGCGGCTCGAGGACGAGAGCGGGTCGTCGAAGCCGTGGATCTGCAGCGCCTCCGGCAGAGCCGAGGTCGGCGCGCGCACCGCGAGCGAGCGGCGCGTCGGATCGGTCGGAGAGGCGTCGGAGCACTCCCCGTCCGTCGGGGGCGCGACGGGCAGGTCGTCCGCGAAGCCGGGCGGGGTCGGCCCCACGCGCCCGTCCTCGTCCGGCTCGCCGCCGCCGCCGAAGTCCTCGGCGTCGGGGTCCGGGCGCGCCGGCTCGCCGGCGGCCAGGCGCTCCCAGAGCGTCGAGACGAGCGCCTTCAGCCCCTCCACCTCGCGCCGGAGCGCGTCGATCTGGTCTTCCGCCGTCATACCGAGAGAGCCCCCGCCTTCCACCCCGTCGGATCCGGCGTGATGCTGACGATCTTCTTCCAGGCCCAGACCGAACCGATCTGGTCCACGCTGTTCTGCCGCTCGGGCCAGATCTTGCTTCCGGGCTTGCCGTTTTCGATCTTGCGCCCGGCCTCCGCGGCGCCGGCGCTCGTCCGGCCCATCCGGTAGACGTAGACGACGGTCCGCCACCAGTACCCCTCCACGGGGTTCGGCGCGGCGGCCGGGGGCCGGCGGTAGGTCTTCTCGATCTCGCTCACGGTGATGTCGCCCGTCTCCTCGGTGAACGTCTCGGCCGCCGCCACCGACACCTTGCTCCACGCCGGCGCCCGCGTCACCGTCGCGTCCACGAGCCCGTGGCGGTTGACGGAGATCGAGACGTCCACCTGGTCGGTGCCGAGCGCGCCCACGAAGGCGTCGATGGGCGTGCCGCGCGGCTGGTTGCGGTAGACCGTGTGCGCGACCGTGCGCGTCTTGCGCCCCTGCGCCTGCTGGTCGCTCCACGCCCAGGAGTCGCCGGACGGCGTCTCGGTCGTGAGGGAGGAGCGGATCTTGCCGTCCGGGTAGGTTGTCTCGTCCACGCTCGTGATGACGCCCGAGGCGGAGATCCCGGCCTGCGCCGCGCGGCTCGCCGCCATGACGGAGACGTTGCCGGATGTCGCCGTGTAGTGGTCCGCCGTGTCGCGCGTGCCCGAGTCGTCCTCGTTCGCGGCGCTGTAGGTCGAGAGCTGCCCGTCGTGCAGGCCGAAGCGGTTGTGCTGGTCGGAGCCGGAGACGCGCGTGTCGCCCGTCTGCGCCGTCGTGAGCAGCGGGTCGGCCGCGCTCGCGTTGCGCCAGACCTTGTGCGTGACGTCGCGCGGATGGTGCCGGTCGCCCTCGCGCGTCGTCCAGGCCACGTCCTTGCACTCTTTCGGCGTCTCGGTCGTGACGGAGGAGCGGAACTTGCCGTCCGGGAACTCCGTCTCCTGCACGCTCGTGATGACGCCCGCGGAGGTGATCCCGGCCTCGGAGATGCGGCTCGCGGCGCCAACGGCCGTCTCGCCCTCCGTCGCCGTGAAGTGGTCCTCCGCGGCGCTCGCGCCGGAGTCGTCGTCCTCCTCCGCGCGCGTCTGCCAGTCGATGAGCCCGAACTCGTTGTACGAGGCCGAGCCGCCGGCCGTCCCGGCGGCGAGCGCGGCCGGGAGCGCCGTCGCGTTGCGGCCGACGGAGTGGTCGAGCGGCGCGCCGTGCGGCCGGCCCTTCGCCTTGTAGGACAGCACGCGCTCGGCGGACGGGCCGCGGCGCGTCACCGTCTCGTCCCAGGTGCCGTCGTCGTTGAGCGAGCGGTCGGCCGTCACGATGTCGTGCGTCGTCTCGTTCAGCCCGCCCGGCGTGAGGCTCGCCGTCGGCACGTTGAAGCGCAGGCGGCGGTAGACGTCCTGGAAGAAGTCGCCCGTCTGCAGCCACTCCGCGAACTCCCGCATCTGCACGCCCTCGGCGTGCATCGCGAGGCGGTAGAACCCGTCGCGGTCCTGCGTGACGCCCTTCACGGTCACCGAGCCCTGCGCCGAGGCGAGCTGCGTCGTGACGGCCGCGATGAGGTCCTGCACCGCCGCGCCGTCCAGCTGCTCGAACGCGACGTCCCACTCCGCGCGCCGCGCGGTCGTGACGTGGCGCACGTCCGTCGCCTCCACGCCGTCCAGCGCGATGGTCGCCGGGGGCTTGTCGCCGCCGGCCCAGGTCCACGCGCGGCCCTTGCGCACGGTGACGTCGCTCCGGCCGTCCTCCCCGACCGTGCGCTCAACGCCCGTCACGCGCATCCCGCCCGCGGGCGCCGCCGCCGCGGCCTCGCCCATCACGCGCGCCGCGTCGTCCTGCGGCACGCTCGGCACCACGCCCGCCTCCGACGCGCCCCAGCCGCCGGGGCTCCCCTGCGCAAGCGCCTCCGGCGCCGTGCCGGCCGAGCCACCGTGCCACTCGGGCCGCTGGATCACGACCGTGAAGGCGAGCGTGCCATCCTCGGCCCTGTCCTCCTCGACCCTCTGCGTCACGATCCGCCACCACGGAACGCGGCAGGTCGTCGCCGGGACGGGCGGATCGGCCGCCGGGTCGCCCGGCGCCTGCTCCTGCACCGTGTAGTACCGCCCGATGCCGTCGGCGGTCGCGACGAACCGCGGATGGTCCGCCTCGTAGTCCGCCGCGCGCAGGAGCGGGAGGAGCGCCTTGTCGTCCAACCACTCCAGGAACGCGCGCGTCGCCTCGTCGTCCTTGAGTCCGGGCCAGCGGTAGGCGTGCGTGAAGCGGTAGCCCTCGCCCTCCGCCAGCGCGCCGAGCCCGAACGAGCGCAGCGTCTCGCGCGTGCAGGGCGCCTCCACGTGCGGCAGCGCCAGCAGGTCCTCGACGCTCTCCGGCGCGGCCGGGAGGTCGCGCATCCGCAGCGAGCACTTCACGAAGACCGTGTTCGTGTCCTTGTCGATGTTGGCGGTCAGGTCCTCCACGGACCCCGCCACGCGCGTTCCGAAGTGGTGCGCCACGATCTCCGCCACGTCCTCCGGGCTGTCCTTCAGCGCCTCCAGAAACGGGATGCTCTCATGCGTGAAGTCGCGCCAGGTGAGCTCGCGCCAGTACGTGCCGGGGATGTCCTCGCGGAAGGCCATGTACGCCGAGAACCGGCTCGCGAGCGCCGGGCGGTGCGCCATGAGCGCCTGCTTCGCCGTCGCGTACTCCAGCGAGCCCGCCGCCTCGGAGTAGACGTAGTTCCCGGCCGCGTCGAGCGTGTAGCCGTGGCCCGCGGGCCACGTGCGCGTGAGCGTCTGCTCGACCGTGCGCTTCTGCGTCTGCTGGTCCGTGCCCCAGCGCACGGGCCCGCCCGTCCAGAGCCCGCCGAACTGGTGCTTCAGGACCTGCGGATTCACGACGTAGCGGTGCTCGTCCGTCGTCACGTTCGCCGCGTTCGAGCCGTCGTCGGCGTTCGCCGTGGCGTCGAGCTTGAACGGCAGCGCCGTCGCCTCCGCGAAGTCGATCCCCTCCGGCGCCTCGAAGTAGCGCGTGATCTGCGTGGGGTTGAGTCCGTCCTGCGCCTCCACGCGCTGCAGGCGCCAGCCGTCCTCCCTCCTTCCGAGGTAGGCCAGCGGATTCGTTCCCGGCGTGATTTTGATCGGCATGGTCCGCTCCTCCCTACGCCACCGGCCCGGCCGGCTGCGCCGCCTCCGGCGCCGGGAGCTCCTGCACCCCGACGCGGCCCGTCTGCGCGTTCTGCAGCTGCTGCAGCTGGAACGCGAGCGCCTTCTTGCGCTCGTCGATGAGCGCGAGCTTGTCCGGCGCGAGGTCGGCGTAGACCTCCGGATCCTGCTCCAGCTGCGCGTAGAAGCCCAGCCGGCGCTCGTAGTCCGCGCCGCCGCCCTCCGGCGCCTCCGTGCGGATCCCGCCGCGCATCCGAACGTAGACCCGCTCCTCGTCCGCCAGCTCGTCCCGCGCCGCGTCCTCCTCGCTCGGCTTCAGCAGCTCCGCGTGGTCGGGCAGCAGGTCCATCACCGCGGCCGCGACGAACTCGCCGAGGTTGAGGCGGCCCGTGCGGTCGAGCGGCACCAGGAGCTGGTTCATGATCTTCGCCAGGCGCTCCATGTACTCCATGTCCCACGCTCTGGCGTTGAAGCGCAGGCGCACCGGGATCGCGTCGAAGTCGCTCCGCCCCATGTGCGCGAGCACCACCAGAAGCACGCGGCGCACCGCCTCCGAGCACTGCTTGAGCCAGAGCCCCAGCCGCTCCTCCTGCAGCGTCGCCGTGAGCTCCGGCGCGATCTCCTCGTGCGGCAGGTCGCCCGCCTCCGCGACCATGAGCCGGATCTCCTTCATCCACGCGAGCGACGTCTGCGGGAGCTGCGGCGGCGTCATGAACGCCACGTCCTCGCCCGGCCCGACCTGGTTCACCGCCAGCGGCTCGATCGTCACGCCGCGGCCGGCGCCGGCGTTGCCGACGCCCTTGCTCACCACGGGCGGGAGCTGGAGCATCGAGAGGTCCGCCACCATGTCCGCGGCGAGCTTCGCCTGCGTCTGGAGCCCGGCCATCCGGAGCGACGCCCCGAGCGCGTCCATCGCCCCCGGGCCGCGCACCTCCGAGGAGAAGAGCATCACCGGCCAGCCGCCCCACGGCGTCTCCACCGCGTCGGCCGGACGCGCCGCGCGCTCCGGGAGCCCCGGGCTCCACACCACGCGCCAGCGGCCCGGGAGGCCGTTCGGGCCCATCGCGCGCACGTAGCTCGTCACGATCTGGTAGTTCCCCGCCTCGCGCTGCATCTCCACGCGCGAGGGCTTGAGCGCCTGCGGCGAGGGGTAGTCCCACTCGGGGAAGATCGCGTCGCTCCCCGTCGGCCCCTTCTCCACGAGGGCGCGCACGTAGCCCTCGTCCCAGTCCTCCTCCAGCGCCCGGGCGCGCATCGCCATCGGCGAAAGCCATTCGACCGTGTGCACGTAGTCCGCGTCGTCGCCGCGGCCCACGCCCACGCTCGGGTCCACGAAGAGCTGCACCCCGAGCTCCAGCGCCTGCACCCTCGGGCGCCAGCGCGTGCGGCGCGGCTCCGCCGTCTCCAGCACGCCGGTTTCCAGGAGACCCTTCGCCTCCGTGAGCGCGCGCGAGGGACGCGAGAGCTCGGCCGCCTTCAGCAGCTCGGCCATCTGCTCCGGATCCGCGAGCGCCATGTCGAAGAGCGTCGGGTCAATCCCGGCCGCCTGCGCCCGCGCGCGGGCCTCGTCGAGCGTGTAGGACGCGCCCGCCCACTCCACCGCCTCGTCCCAGCCGATCCAGAGGCCGGCGAGCCCCCGGCCGCCGCCCCAGAGGTAGAGCGAGAGCAGGGCCATCTGCACCTGCCATTCCAGTTCAAGGTCCTTCTCCATCGTCCCGCGCCAGACCGACGCGAGGAACCGCGCCTCCTCCGGCGCCATCTGCTCCGTCCCGAACGACGGCTGCGCGCGCAGGAGGGCGGTCAGCGCCTCCGCCACGCGCACGCGCACGAGGCGGTCCGCCGTGCGCACCCGCAGGTCGCTCGCCCCCGCGAACGGGAAGGCGTCCTCGCCGTAGATGCGCTCGTCCGGCGCCTGGCCGGCCCAGATGCACGCGCGCAGGCGGTGCGCCTCCGCGGCGCGGTCGAACACGCCAGCCTCGCCCATGCGGCGCACGATCCCGAGCGCCGCCTCCTGCATCCGGCCCATCGCCTCCGCGCCGAGCCGCTTCCCGTCGTCCAGTTTCAGGCAGTCGTCCTTCATCGCAAAACTCCTATCCGAAGAGCAGCCGCGCGAGAACGGCGATGAGCGCGCCGAAGATGGCGAGGTTCTGCTTCTTGATCGTCGTGAGGTCGCTCTTCATCGCCGACACGTCCTCCACGAGGCCCGAGCGCCCGTTTCCGAACAGCTTGTCCTCCACGAGCTTCATCCGCTCGAACAGCGTCTTCACCTTCTCCTCGATCGCCTCTTCGCTCATTTCGCTTTCCATGCCTCCCAGCCGAAGAGCTGGCAGTAGTTCCCGAACCGCCTTGCGCGGTTCATCATCAGGTAGCGGCGGGGGTCCCAGCAGGCGAAGCGGCACTTCGCCGAGCGGTAGCCGTTGCGCTTGAAGCGGTCGTTCGAGGCCGTGAAGCCCTCGCGCGTCCCGTCCGCCTCGTGCCACTCCACGTCGTGGATCAGCGCCGTCGCCTCCAGGTCGGGCGAGAGCCACGTCGCCGCGCGGCGCAGCCACTCCGGCATCGAATCGCTCCCGAGCCCGTTGTAGATATGGGACAGCTCCTCCGCGGAGTACCTGTCCAGTATCTCGCGGTTCTCCAGGTCCCACGCCCCGCAGCGCGCGCGGAGCCGTTCGCAGTGGTACGCCGAGCTCATCGATGCGGCCCCCACTTCGCCAGCGCCGCGATCCCCGCCATGCAGAGCAGGAAGCCCAGCAACCACCGCAGCCCCTCGTAGAACTTCAGTCTTCTCGCCTCGTTCATGTCCATCTTCCGTTAGTCTCCGGCCATCCCATGCCTCACGCGGTCGCGCTCCTCCGCCTTCTTCGCGTCGTTCCAGCGCGTCATGTCGCCCACCAGGTAGCCCGTGATGCGGCGGATGCGCTCGAAGCGCTTGCTCGTCTTCACGTAGCGGGCGCAGAGCCAGCCGTCCTCGACGTAGACGTGGCACTCGTCCGCCTCCTCCGGCCAGCCCTCGTCGATGGCCATGCGGTCGTCCGCATTCAGGTCCACGCTGCTTCGGATCGTCCTCACGCCGCGCCTCCGTTCTTGTCCGGCCCCGCCACGAGCGGCGTTGCGGTCGCGCTCCCGTAGAGCCCGTTTCCGAGCGGCCCGCCCGTCGGGTTCGCGCGGTCGTAGAGGTAGCCCGCCGTGCCGACGCGCACGGGCGCGTAGTCGCGGACGAGGACGCCCCCATGCTCGATGCGAAACCCGTGACACCGTAGTCCGGCGTAGCGCACATTCGGGACTCCGCCGTTGTTCATCGATAAAATAAGTGCCTGGAACTCCGTGAGAAACGCCGGTGTCGAACTTCTGTCTATCGTGTAAGGGCCGAAGGTCAGCACTCCATTCTGGACGACGATCGATGTCGCCGCGTTGTCAATCGTTGCGTTGAAGAGCTGCGACTGGGTGTCGCCGAAATTGAAATTGATGGTTTCGGGCGACGTATATTGAACCGAGAACATTTTATTTTGGAATCCCGACCGTGCTCCAAACAACTGCGATCTTATCGCGGCGAGACAGTTGGAGAACGTCGCGAAAACAGACGAGGTCGACGCCAGATAGACCCCCGTGTTGACATAGGCGTCGCCTTCAGTTTCCACGTACTCCACCTCCGCGTCGTACGGGAGCGGGTTCGGCTTCTCCCACACCGTAACCCCGCCGATGGCGATGCTCTTCACGTCGCCCTCGGGGATGGTGATGCTCTTTACGTTCGCGAAGTTCACGCCCCGGCCCCCTGCGCCGCGTACACGGCGACCTGCTTCGTGACGGTGGTCGTACCGCCCTGCCCGTCGTCCACCGTAAAGGTCCATGTTTCGGATGCGGGAAGAGATTCGCCCAGAACGATGGTCTTCCCTGGGTTGGCCGCCGCAGGGGTGGTTCCCGGGAGGAATGCCACGGAAGTCGCCCCGCCGTTCGTCTCATTGACGGTCAGGACTCCGGGGTGCTCGAGTGTTGTGTACCCCCCTGACGCCGGATTGATGACGAATGACGAACCCGAGCTCGTCGCGACGAAACCGCTTGCGGTCAACCCGCCCGTCATCGTGTCTCCGGCCTTGTTCACCGCGCCGAGGCTCGCGCACGCCGCCGCCGCCGTGGTCGCGCCCGTTCCGCCGTTGGCGACGGAGACGGGAAGCGGGATGGAGGTGCCGGGGTCGCCCTTGTCCCCCTTCTGGCCCTGCGGCCCGGTGGGCCCCTGCGGTCCCTGCGGCCCGGTGGGCCCCTGCGGGCCCGTCGCTCCGGTGTCGCCCTTGTCGCCTTTCTCGCCCTGCGGACCCTGCGGGCCGCGCGCGCCCGTGTCGCCCTTGATGTAGCGGATCGCGGCGGGGATGAATTTCCCCAGCCCGAAGAACGCCTCGCTCGGTCTCTTGCTCATCGGAAGCACCTCGTCATGGCGCGGCCCGGCTGGTTCACCTGCCGCGCGAAGTTGTTGTAGAGCCGGTCCAGGTCGCGGTCGGCGGCCTGTAGCCCGCGCCCGCGGGCGTTGTCGTCCGTCTGCAGCTCGGCCGCGGCCGCGCGCACCACGTAGTCCTCGAAGAGGCGCGGGCAGCGCCGCGGCGCCCAGTACTCCGAGCTTTCGCCCGGCTCCGCGCCGGCCGGCGCGAGGGTCCACGCCTCCCAGCTCTCGCCCCCGTGCATGACGAGCGCGCCCTTCGGATAGGCCGCCGCGGCGCTCCACGGCGTCGCCGAGAGGCGCGGCGGGTAGGGCCGGAAGCGGATCCACGGCTCCGGCACGAACGGCCGCCCCGGCTCCTGCTCCACCACCGCGCCGAACGCCACGCGCGAGGCCGGGAGCGGCCGGGCGTCCGCGCGCCGGTCGGGGTTGAGCGAGAACACGCCGCGCAGGAGGTCCATCTCCTCGATGCCGTACCGCACGTAGGAGATGCCGCAGACCATCGTGCGCTCGCAGGGGCGCCAGTCCTCGGAGCCCTCGCGGGGCTCCTCGCTCGTCCCCTCGGGATTCACGCACTCCCAGTAGCGGCGCCTCCAGTAGACCTGCTCCCCGAGCGGGTAGGGGTCCTCCGTCTCCTCCGTCCACTCGGGTCGGTAGGTCACCGAGCGCGTGAGCGTGAGCTGCGGCCAGAAGCCGAAGTGCCAGGCGCGCTCCAGCGCGTGCGTCGCGAGCTGGCACATGCGGTCCAGCTCCTCCTGCCGCGGGGCGTACGCGCTCGGGTCCCAGCCGCGCGCCCGCGCGATCTGGTCCAGCAGCCGCGCCGTCGGCACGCCCTCGAAAATCAGTTCCGTCTCCATCGCTTCGCTCGGTTGAAAGGTTGAAAGGTTGAAAGGTTGAAAGGTTGCTAGTCCGTGCTGCGCCGCGGCATACTTGCCGCGGGCTCGTCCGCCCACCACGGCTTCGCCGCCTTCGGCGCCACCGTGCCGTCGCGCCGCACCCAGCCCACGCCCTCCACGAAGAAGGCCGTCGCCTTGAGGCCGGAGCCCTGCCGGTCGTGCGGGTCCGCAAGCTCCGGGTGCCGGCGCATCATGTCCTGAAAGTATTCCGAGCTCGGGCGCATCGCGTCCAGGCCGCCGCCGTTGCGGACCCCCTGCCAGAAGATGTCGTTCGGGATGTGGTAGTGCGGGAACGCGCCCTTCGGCTCGTCCTGCCGCCTCTTCGCCATCCGGCGCGCCATCTCCCAGCCGCGCCGCACGCGCGCCCGGCGCTCGCCTTCGAGCATCCCGACCGCGCGCGCCGTCTGAATCCTGGCCTCGCTATTCGTCATAGCCGTCGTAGTCCTTGAGGTCGATGCCCATCCGGGCGTACTTGGAAACCATGTGGCCCGCGCCGCAGTTGCTCCCGCCGGGGCAGGGAACCTGCACGGCGAGATTCGGCGAGGCCAGGTAGACGCGGAGCCCGGGCACGAGCGCCGCGTCCGTGAGATGGTCGCAGTTGCGGATCGTCCGCCACGCCTTCGGCCCCTCGCCCGTCGCGGGCGCCTCGTAGACGCGCAGCAGCGCCTCCATCCCGGCGCGCGAGAGCGCGTAGCAGGCGCTGGAGGCGGCCGCCTCGGCGCGGCGCCAGCCCTCGCCGGCCTCCACGCCGCGCGCCACGAAGTGGTCGAGCATCAGCGCGTCGGCGTCCGCGGGCGCGGAGGCGAGCGCGGCGGCGACGTCCGCGCCCTTGCGGAAGCGGCAGTCGTCCTCCAGGAAGAGCGCGCCCTGCGAGCCGAGCTCGTAGGCCGTGCGGATCGCCCGGTACTGGCCGATGGTCGCGCCGAAGCATCCGGGGCGCAGATCGAGGAAGCCGATGTGCGGCGCGCGGTCGAGGATCCAGCGGTTCCACGGCGAGGTGAACTGCCACACCCGCTCCGCCGGCGCGCCGAGCGCCGCGGCGGCCTGCGCCGCCACGCGCTCCATCTTCGCGGCCCGGTCCGCGTATCCCGTGAAGCACACGTAGAAGATGCGGTCGATCTTCATATCTCGAACCTGCACCCTTCCCCCAGCTCGGCGTCGAGCCAGGCCAGCATCCTCGCGTCGCGCAGCGCCGCGTCCGAGAGCGAGAACATCCCGCTCCGCACCGCCTCCCCGTCGAAGGCGCGCAGCTTGCGGTCCTCGCGCATCGTGAAGTCCACGCGCTCGCGCCGGGCCCGCACGTTCTGGAACGCGGCCTGCAGCTCGATGCCGCCGCCAAGCTCCCAGAGCCGGCGCGCCTCCGCCGTTTCGTCCGTGCGCAGGCGCCGCACCGCGTGGCCGATGGCCTCCACCGCGGGGTAGCCCTCGGAGACGAGCGTTTCGCGCGTGCGGACCAGCATCTCGCGGTAGGCGCCCTCGCTCTCCATGCGCTCCGGCGGCGGGATCGCCTTGCCGCGCGCCCAGAACGGGAGCGCATTTAGGTCGAGCGGCGCCGAGAGGATCACGTCGTCGTCCGTCCAGGCCAGCTCGCCGCGGAAGTCCCCCGCGTCGAGCGCCGCGAAGAGGCAGAGCGCCTGGTTGCGCAGCTTGCCCTTCGGGTAGGCGTTGCGGATCGGGAGGCGCACGACCTCCTCCGAGAGCCAGTCCGGCGGATATCCCGCCACCACGACGCGGCCGAGCCCGCGGGCGTGTCTTGCGACGCTCCGCAGGCTCCACCGCAGTTCGCGGTTCCCGTGGCCCGAGTCCGGGCCGATCACGTAGAGCAGGTCCATCGGGGGAGGGGGTTCCGTGCCCCGCCGCTTCCGGCGGGGATTCGGCCCCGCCCCTCCGGCGCTACCGCTCAAGTCGTCGGCGTGCGCCATCGGGGGCGGGGCCTTGGTCGCTAGGACGCCGAGGAGGACTCCTCGATGTCCGGGCCCTCGGAGGCCGGGTCGGGCGGGGTCACCGTCCCGTTGGTGCCGGGCAGCACGAGCGCCGCCTTGGCCGGGAAGCGGTAGCCGAGGCCGACATCGACCGCGTAGAACCCGCCCTTGCCCTGGCCCTGTTCCTCCGCGGCGGTGTGGCGCAGCGGCTGGAGGGTGCGGGTGAAGAGGTAGCCGGGGTCGATGAACACGCCCGCGTTGGGCGTGAGCGCCGTCGCGGCGCCGGTCGCCGTATCGATCGCGAGGTGGTAGTCCGTCGCGACGCGCACCTCGCCGAAGTCCGTCTTGAAGACGTCCACGTAGAGGTTGATCGGCTCGTTCTTGCCGGCGTTGCGGTAGTTGATGACGTTCGGCTTCACGCCGGAGTTCACCTGGTCGTACCAGACGAAGCCCGTCATCGCGGACTTGAGCGCGGGGCCGACGAAGCCCATCAGGTTCACGTCGCCCTCGTGGTAGGTCGCGACCGTCTGCAGGAGCGCCTTGAAGGCGTCCAGCGTGAAGTTCGCCAGCGTGCCGCCGTAGTAGGCGCCCGCCTGCATCCTCGCGATGGTCGGGATCGGGTTCCACGTGTCGCCGCCCGTCACGGTGACGGAGGCGGGGAGCAGGAGCTCGAGAAGGCCGCGGGTCTTCTGGCCGAGCGCGCCCGTCTCGGGGCGGGGCGTCTGCAGCGAGCCGAAGATGTTCTCCTTCGCCTTCTGGAGGTTCTTGAGCGCGTACATCATCTGGCGGGCCACCGTGGCGTCGCCGAAGTAGTCCTTGACGGCCTCGGTGCGGCGGGTGATCTTCCAGTCCTTGCGGATCTCCTCGGTGAGGGACCAGATCTTCTGCGCCTGGTCGTAGGAGTCGGGCACCGTGCGGGTGCCGTCCACGACGGGGAGCGCCGGCTGGTCGGGCTGCTTGTAGCCGCCCCACGCGAATTCGGAGTTGGCCGGCTTGCCGAGCTCGCGCGCGGCGGCGGCCAGGGGGTACTTGTCCGCGGTCGCGATCGTCACCTGACGCTCGACCTCGGGCATCTCGTTCGCGAGCTGGACTTCGCTCAGTCCGATCGCGTAGTTTTCGGAAATGTCGGGCATTGCTTGCCTGTCTTTCTTGGGGTTTTGCGCCGCGGCATCCATGCCGCGGCGCGGCTAGTCCGCCCAGAGCCGGCGCAGGTCGTCCTGCGAAAGCTGCGGCGGAGGGGCATTGCCCGCGCCGTCCTTCGCGGCCGCGGGCGCGCCTCCGCCGGGAGCCCGCTCGGGCGCCTGTTTCGGCGTGGGCGCTTTCGGGGGAGCCTTCGGCGCGGCGGGGACCTTCGGAGGCTCCTCGTCGGCCGCTCCCGGCAGCAGCTCCGCGCCGTGCCTCTTGAGGAGGCGCGAGAGCCGGCTTCGGCCCGAATCCATGATCGCGTCGAGCCGGGCCTCCAGCTTCGCCGCATCCCGTTCCTTCATGCGTCCGAACTGGCGGCACTGGGCGGCGGAGAACTCGCGGCCGTCCTTCATCGTGTAGCCGTCCTCGGCGTGGGAGAACCAGAAGTCCGCGTCGCCGGCCGCCTCGTCGAGCTTCGGGCGGAGGCTCTTCACCTCCTTCCGCTCGTCCGCGGTCAGCGCCTCCGGCATCACGGGGAGGCCCTTCAGGTCCTCCAGCTCGCGCTTGTCGCGCTCGCCCTTGAGGCCTTCCAGCTCCTCCTTGAGCCGTGCGTTCTCCTCCTCGGCCCCCTTCGCGCGGGCCGTGAGCCTGTCCACGCGCCTTTGCCAGCGCGCATCGGGGTTCTTCTCGGCGCCTTCGGAATCGGCGCCTTCCGCATCGGGAGCCGGGCTCCCGCCCTCGCCTTCGTTCTGCGCGGCGGCGGGAACGCCGTCGCCCTCGTCCTGGATCGCCGGGGGCGTGGGAACCCCGGCAGGGCTCGGATCGCCGCCCTGCACCGTCGTATCGGTCGCTTCGTCTGCCATTGCGTTTTACCCTCGCCCGCAAAGGGGCTTTCCGCGTCGCGGCCCCATGCCGCGCTCGCTGGTACGCAATGGTCTACAAACCCCGCCACCGACTCAAAAAACAGTACGCGAATGACGTTGTTTGATGCTGTTTGATGCTGTTTGAGACAGTTCGGGCCCCGGGCGCATCGTCACGCGCCCGGGGCCCGGTTCCGTGCCGCGGCGTTCTCGCCGCGGACTATACGCTCGGCGCCGGCGGCGCCTTCTCCGGCAGGAGCCGCGCGTAGTGCTTCTGCAGCACCTGCAGGCTGTCCCCGCTCCACGCCTGCGTCCACTCCGCCCCGATCCCGGGCGTCGTGTACCAGATCGAGCACATGAGCTTCCGCAGCTCGTGCCCCGTCTTCGGCCCCGTCCAGCCGAGCGACCGCATCCACCTGGAGAACTCCTTGAGCACGAACTCGCGGCGCTCCTTCGGCGTGTTCCTCGGAATCACGAACGGCCCGTCGGCCTCCGCCGCCAGCTCGCGCCACCTCGCGGCCACCTCCGGCGAGAGCCGCGGATCGGCCGGCTTGCCCGTCTTCTGGCGTCGGTAGTGGACCGTGCCGCCCGCATCGAGCCAGTCCCAGCGCGCGCGGCAGGAATCCGCCGCCGACATCGCGCAGAAGAACTCCAGCAGGAACGCGCGGCCGACGTCCGAGCCCTTCGCCAGCTCCTCCTTGCCGGCCGCGATGGTGCGCTCGCGCAGCTCCCGCGCCGGAAGCTCGTACTGGTAGCCGTCCGACGGAAGGACGCGCCAGCGCAGCTCCGGCACCTGGCATCCCTCGTCCGCGAATGCATCGAGCGCCCAGCGGGCGAAGAGCGACTTGGCCTGCTTCGCCATGCCGACCACCGACGAGAGCTTCGTCCCTGCGAGGCATTGGCGCTCCACCCACTCCGCGAGGACGCGCGGCGCATCCGAGATCGGCCGGTCCGACGCGGCGCCGAATACCTCCTCCATGCTCCAGATCGAGTGGCCGAGGCCGCCGCCGCGGGGCCGGTCCGGCGTCGAGAGGACGGCGAAGTGGCAGGGCGCCACGCGCCTGTAGGTTTCGAGCGCCCGGCCGATGGTCCATCCGTCGATCCTCCGGCGGATGGCGCCCAGCGCCTCGGAGTAGGCATTGACCCGCGCCTCGCCAATCGCCCTCTCGGCATCGGCGACGAGGGCCTTTGCCATCGCCGCGCTCCCGTCGGGGGAACTCTGCCAGGTTTCCATCCCCGACTTTGGATCCACGACCCGTGCGTAGTACGTCTTGCCCCCGTCCGTCCTCAGGCGGAAGTAGACCTTCCTGATTCTCTCGCCCTTCGCATTGAATGCGGGGTAGAACCTCCGGTCCCGTGCCGTGGCGCTCCCGCCGCGGTCCTGTGATACGGATTGGATACGCCCTTCGTTGCCCTCTTGTGCGGCCTTGTGCGGCCTTGTGCGGTTATCTTGATTTTCCATTTCGTCCCTCCTGGACTTGCAAAACACCGCATATCCTACCAAATCCATTTCCAAAGTCAAGCGAAAACTATGTGACGGGAAGGCGCATGGGTGGAATTGGGGCTTGTGTTGTGTTGGAGCGGGGAATCGTGGGAAATGGATGGAGGGATACGGGATGGGATACGATGGAAG